ACGCTTACTTTACCTTGAAAGCTGAACGTGAAGAAGAAGCCTACGAAAAGGCAAGGAGGCAAGCTCAAATTCGCAAAGTACGCTAAACTTTTAATATCTGTACTTTTGGAAAAAATTAGTGGCAGCCGAATACGAAGTAAATATAAAACTGAATACTAAAAGCATTACTAAAGACTTAAATACTGTCGGAGGTAAGATAAAAGATTTAGGAAAAACTCAAAATACTAAAGCAAAAAAAGCATTAAGTAATACAGATGCACTTCTTAAAAAGGAGATAGCAATATTAGCCACAGAAAATAGAGCATTACGAACTAAAGGACAGCTACTAAAACTAGAAAAAGACGGAGTAAATATAAAAGGACAATTAGAGAAATTAGACACTGCAATAGCGGTAGCTCGAAGAGGAGAAGTAGATATGGCAAAAGTGATGATACAAAAACGTGAAAAAGGTGTAATACTCGCTAAAAATCAACTGATAAATGAAACAAAAATAACTGAGCAGAAACAGAAACAAACTGCGTTATCTACAGGTATAGCATCTCCCGTGTTTGGTAAGCCTAGTCAGATAGGAGCTCCCTCAAACATAGCTGCAATACTTAACGATCCAACTACTTCAGTATCTCCTGTTCAACAGGCTTTGAAGGAAATGGAAGCTAGAACAAAGTCAAATCAAAAACAAGCAATATTGAACAGAAAGAAATCGTTGAGTCTAGGTAAAGCAAATTTAAAAATAGTACAGGACGAGGTAAAAGGCGAGCAGCAAAAGGTAAGACTGTTAGCGGAACAAAATAAGTTAGACAATAAAATAGCTATGAGTGGAATAAGTCCTCAAGGTGCTTTCAGTAGATTATCTGATAGGCAATCTCGTAATGCACAAGGCGGAAGAACATTTATGAATAATCCGTTCTTTGCAGGTATGAGTAGGTTGGGAGCAACTAGGGGATTTGATACTCAGAGTGCATTGATAAGTGGTGCGTTTCCTCTGTTATTTGGGCAAGGTCCAGTGGGTGCGGTAGCTGGTGGTTTAGGTGGTGGTTTAGGTGGAATGTTTGGAACAATGGGTGGATTTGCAGGAGGTATCGCTGCAACTGCAATAGTCCAGCAAATTCAGAACGCTATTAGCGGAATCAGTGAATTAGGGAAGGCATTAGGTCCATTTGCAAAAAATACTGATGCAGTTACAACAGCTTTAGGATTGCAGGGTTCAGCAGAAGAAGCTCGCATACAGATGCTTGAAAAAACACAAGGTAAGACGGCAGCTTTCAATGCAGCTATGCAAGTAATGAATGTGCAGATAGGTGAAAGAGGTGTTGATGCTTTAAGTGAATTTGGTGAGACAACTAGATTAATGAATAATCAGTTTGCCATTGCCATAACCCGAATAGGAGCATTTACAGCAGGACTACTTAACTTCGTAAATAAAACTCTAGGTATCCAAGAAGGTTTGCAGGAAGCTGCTGCTGATCGTGCCGTGGAGTTGGGAATCGCTAGAAATGATCCAAGAGCATTAGCATTGGAAGCAAGACAAACTGCAATAGATAATACACCTTTAGTTGAGTTACCTGGTGCTATGGGTAGTACGCGAATGGGTCAATCTCAGGAAACTATTAAAGCTCAAGCATTATTAGATTTAGATAAGCAGAGATTTAAAGTAATAACAGACACAGAAGCAGAAGCAGCATTATTAACTGAAAAGTTTGATTCTTTAATTAGATCTAATAAAAAAGAGGAGGAACTTACTGCAAGAATATTGGAATTGAGGAGAAGTGGTTTAAATCCCGAAGTAGCTAAAACTGTAGCTGAAATAGAAAAGCAAGCAAGTGTTAGTAAAGAAGCATTGGATTTTGAGATAAATCAATTACAGAAAAAGAAAGAGCAGGGAGATGTGTTAAGTGTTGATGAAGAAACCAGATTAGATACTTTAATAAAGCAAAAAGATGCTATAGATGATGGGGTAAAAGGTTTAGATCAAAAATTACAGAAAACACACGATCTTACCGAGG